AACAGCAGCAATATATGAACCCGTATCAGCAGATGCGTCCGCAGCCACAACAGTATGGTGGTTATGGAATGGGTCAGCAGATGGGTGGATACGGCAGTTATGGTCAGATGCCAAACCCGTACCAGCCCCAGCAATTTGGAAATAACCCGAACAATTTTATGAGTTATGCCCAGCCGCAGCAACAAGGTTACGGCGGAATGATGGCACAACAGCAGGCAGTTTATTGAATAGGTAGGCCATATTTCTTCACCAGTTGAGATACCGACTGATGTGATTTGCCTAGAATGTCTGAGATTTCTTTTACTTTCATACCCCGATTAATCATATTGTTGACGATCTTTGCGGGTTCGGAAAGTTTATCTTTGGTGATAGGCTTAGGTTTTACTTCTATTTCTTTATGAAGACTATCTGGTATGCTGTTTCTATGTTTGCTTGCTGTTTCTGTAACGCGCAAGTCTTTCCAACATTGAATATATGCCTCTTCAAACGGTATCCCCATTTGCACAAGTGCTTTTAGTTTCTCCATTGGTTTTAGATTTGGTATCGCTAGGTCGTTCATAATGATCCTCTATCATTTTAAATAATTTTTGCAGTTCCTCAACTTGTTGCTTGAGCGTGAAACGATTACGCACCGCAGCTTCGTCTTTCATTGACTGCATACGGTGCGTAAAAAGTTTTTTTATTTTATCTAGTTCTGACATTGTTTAGTCCCATCTAGCATCCCCTTTTAAGATGATAGCAGGGCCAACAATACCTGTCCCGCAGATTTTAGTAGCTTCCTCATTGAAGGGTAATTGCTCTAGCAAGCCTTCTTCGTTTACGAGAATTTGCCAATCTGAGTTAGTAGGTGATCGAACCATTTCGACCAGCCCTCCAACAATTTTTTGCGCCTCCTGTAGAGTAGGAGCGCGATCTTCAAATACATGCATCATTTGCATCTCCTTTTCTAATGTATTGGGATTTGTACCAAGTATTCCCACACTAGTCAAGTAAAAAGTTAACCGGGGAGTCCCAGCAGTTAACCCGAACATTTTGTCGGGTTATACGTTATCGCGCCCGGTTTGACGTTCGTATTCGCCACGAGCCAGCGGACCATTCATTGTTCCTAGCCACTTTTCTTCGCCACTTGTTGTCAGCGCGTACTTGCGGATCATGCCTTGTTCCATTGCTTTAGTCACAAGCTTCTTAACAGTTGTTTTAGCGCCTGCTTGTTTGAGGGCAATAATGCATGGCTCTGTAGGCTCAGACTCAGTGACAACATTAAACACGCCATCGTTTTTGCCCTCGTGAGTAAGCGCACGACCCTCATTTTCACGCATGCGAACTAGATCAACAAGATGTGCGAGGCGGTCACGCTGCGTTTGAGAAATAACAAGTGCTTGAATATCAATGCTTCTGTCCTCAAGTAAACCAGTGTTCGGGTTACGAATGAAGTGTCTGATTTCACGATTAGCAGGGCCATTTGATTTCACAACAGCGCCATCGAACACACCGTTACGCGTATATTCAATTTGAAGGTCACGGCAGCGTTGACGCCCGATACCCTCATCTACCGACCAAACAGCGAATGCAGACCGAACACCATCAACGATAGCAGACGTACCACGAATAAGGTTACGCGCTTGCTCTGGAGTTGTAACTGGATCATTGTCTCTGATCTTTGCCATGTGGTGGTTAACGATTACAGTTGCGCCCGACTCAGTTGCCATCTGTGCCAGCAGACCCATAAATGCTGCGCCAGCAGCAGGGTCAGCGTTTACATCCGCGTGAACAAACGAGGCGAGAGGGTCAATAACAATTAGCTTTAGGTTTTCCATCTCTAGCATTTGATCGTAGATGCGAGAGAACTCTTCGCCCATCATATATGAATTATCGAACTTCTGCATGATTGGGAACACGCCACCCAAGTTAGGTAATGGCAATATGCGTAGCTTATGATCGTAGTGTTCACGGTATTTTTGGGGATCAAGTCGAGCAATACGTCTGTGCATTTCGTCTTTATCGTCTTCCGCAGTGATTAAAATAACATCACCATGCTCTGCTACCAAACCACCGAATGACCTTTCCATAGATGCGCCAGAGGCAACCTTCATTGACAAGTCGAGCGTCATCATACCTTTACCGCTATCCCCTGCCGCAGCAAACACCACTGGAACACCTAGAGGTATTGTGTCTCCGATAAGAAACTTTTGTTCTGGTGCAGACCCGACAAAGTATTTGTCAATCAACAGGCTTTCATCAATAAGCGATATTGGTTTTTTTACTTTGCTTTCATGGGTTTGCAAGAACCTATTGATGTCAAACTCTTCATCAATAGCATCCGCAGCATCCCACTTCTCAGGCTTTGTCGATGGAATGTGCAGCATCAGTGTAGACTTTGCGCCCGAAGCCTTTGCTTGTGCTTCAACAATACGAGCAAGTTTCTTACCTGCATCATCATTGTCAGGCCATAAAATAACTTCTTTGTTGCGTAAGGGAGAGAAGTCGAACTTTTCTGCTGTGTTTTCAGACAACATTCCTGCCCCACCGATGGTACAGGTAGCTGCGTAACCAAGATCGGTGAGAGCGTCAGCACACTTCTCTCCCTCTACCCAAATCACCTTGTTGGAGCCTAAGATGTTGGGTATATTGTAGAGGGGTCTTGGTTCGGGTACACCTTGGCGTCCATTCATGAACTGGCGGAATTGTTTCTTAGGCTTCCCGGCACTATCCCGAACAATTTCGCCAGATTCATTCCTGTCGAAGTATTTTCGGACCGTGACGAGAACCTGACCATGTTCATCAGTGTAATCGTATTCCTGCTCAAAGGGTGTGTTGGGACCAATTTGCCTCTTTTGTTCGGGTTGTGCAAAGCCGTTTGTGGCAGTTGTATTCCTGACCTCAAAGTTTTTAGGATCATTTAGCTTCACAATGTTTTCTGGCTGTGGCGCAAAATCCTTTGGTAGATATGTAGAAAAATGTTCTACTATCTCAGTAAGTGACCAACCGCGTCCTTCTTTGAGAACCTTGCAAATACCACCAACGCCATCACCTGATTCGAAATCTTTGCCGCTTAAAAACCACGGGCTGTTTATATCAATATTAATTCTTAACGATTGACCGCGCTCACCGCGCAGTGAACCTAACATAAAATCGTGTCCGCGCCTAACGCCTTCAGGGTAAGTATCAATCAGCATGTTTAACTGAATACTTCTTGGAACTTCCCTAGAAATGCGTTCAGCTACCTCCTTCGATGTCTTGCCAAACTGTAAAATATTCATTATCTTGTCCCTACAAACGGTAAATATACTAGATATGGGGTTGCGTCATACAAACGCTCCCCATTTTTTTTTATTCGTCCCAACAAGATTCACGGTATTCGCAGAACTTGCAGAGAAAAAAGTCTTTGCTTTGAGCGATACGAGGTAGAATGTCACCTGATTTTGCAGCAGTCAAGATATTCACGGCTCGGTCACTAGCTTGTTGAGCTAAAGATGCGTTGTACGGCACTAGCTCATAATAAATTTCTGATGTGTTTTTATTTACAACAGAGAACAAAGCAGGATGTTCGGTTAGCTCCATATACGTTTGATACAAAGCTATTTGAGTTGCGTAAGTTGGGTTCGCTTTTGTAACGCCCATGTTTACAAACGTTCTAAACTTTTTATCGTTTGATGATTTGTTTTCCCATAGTGACGGGTAGCCCATTTCAACTGGCCCATCACAAATCACGCCATCTATATGGCCTCGTATCTCGCCATCAGCGATAGAAAATCCAAACTGTTCGCCCATCTTATCTTCTGTGCGCAGATCAAACCCTGCATCGCGTATCCATTTAGCTGCATAGTCTTCGATGTTATGACCAAACTGAAAGATACGCAGTGTTTGTGCGCTGAACTCTTTATCAGGATCAACAGGGTAATTCAGATAGCGATACTGTATCTTGCGTTGACATTCATCACCGATACTAGATGCACCGATATACTTACGGCGTTCGCGTTTCTTCTCGCCTGCGACGATAGCATTATCAACTGCTGCCTTGATGTGTTCTACAATCGGGTCTTCTTTAGAAGGGGATTGATGTAGAAGGCCAAGAGCCTGTTGACTTATAGTAAGTTTCTTCGAGTTTTCCAATGTCAATCTCCGCTGCTAGACGTTGTGATTCCTGTATGCCAAATATCAGAGTGTAAACTTGCTCTTCTGATAGATCAGAAAAACGTGTGTCCCATCCAAACTTGCCTAATATGTGAGCCAATTCTTCGATTGGCTTTGGTTCTGCTGGTATTGTCAATGTATTGTCTCCTCCTTTATGCCGAACAATTCTATTATTTCACCGACCTCATTCGGGTCAGCATCTTTATTTCGAAAGCCTATACTTAAAACTTCCTTACCTTTTACCATGATTAACGCTGTTCCAAACAAAACAGGATTTTCTGCTTCGTTAAGATGAATTTGTATTGCTTCGTTTGCTACGTCTTGAACTTCTTGCAAGTCATTTGGATCATTGACCCAACAAATCATTTCGATTTCGGACGCTTCGACATTACCATCATCGTCTTCTGCAAACATAAGATACATTTCAAACCTCGGCATCTGGGGCGTCCTTACTCGAAAATTCTCCACCCAGAGAAGAGTACGCTGCCTTGTCTACCCACGAGTCTGAGTGATCTATTTTGTTTAGGATACGCGAAGTTTTGAGCCAGTCCATCATTAATGCAACATGCGTAGGGGTAATCTCCCCGTGTGATATAAGTGCGCTGCGCAAAATAATGTTCCAACCATCTGCAATTCTGTCATGATTATCGTAAGCCTCACCATAGTCTTTGGCTCTTTCGCCATTGACTAGATTTTCTGCTTGCCTCAAGAACTCTTCTCTTTTCAATGTAATTTCTCCTGTGCTGCA